ACTTATATCGACGGCGTCGCCGCAAGTTCGGCGGGCCTTATTGCGGTCGTTGGTAAAAAGAGATATATGAGCGATTTCGGTCGTCTCATGGTACACGCCCCGAGCGTTACCGGTCAAGCTCGCGAGAATATGGACGAAAGCACCCTCAAGAGCGTCGACGCCCTGGGTGACCTTATCGCCGACGTTCTCTCGGGCAACTCAGAGGTAAAAAAGGCTAAAATGTTGAAATATATCGAGGCCGAAACCTGGTTCAATTCAAAAGAGGCCCTCGCCGAGGGTCTTGTCGACGAGATAATCAACACCGGGCGCAAAGCCCCGGTTTTGTCAAATACGGCCTCAATCGCTGAGGTTTGCAACTCAATAAATTCAATTTTACAATCAAACACGGAAACGATGAAAACCGTAAAAAACTTTTTTCAATTGCCTGAGTCGGCAAATGAGGCCGAGGTTCTCGAAAAGGTGTCAAACCTTGAGATCGAAAAAACAAAGGCCAAAAATGAACTTACCGAGGTAAAAAACAAGCTCGCCCAGGCTGAGACAAAACTCAGAGACCAGGCGAAAGCGGCCGCTACGGCCGTTGTAAACTCAGCAATTGCCGCCGGCAAGATCGGCGCCGAAAAGCGTGAGGAACTTGTTGCCCTGGGTGTCGAAAACATGGGCTTGCTCGAGGCAATGTTCGCGGCAATACCAACGCCGGCGGCTAACGTCAGCAATCACCTCAACCCGAACGATAAGGGCGGCGAGAGCAAGGTTGTCGACGGTAAGTTCGACGGTAAGACTTACCGCGAGCTTGAAAAATCGAGCCCGGCAACGATTTCGAACCTTTTGAAAACCGATAAAAAGACTCACGACGAGCTTTACAAAGCTCAGTACGGGACCGATTTCGCCGGCTAACCAATAAACCCCGCAAGGCTTAAAATAAAATATCAACCAATTTTTACAAATTCAACGAAATGAAAAACTTTCTTTTCTCGATTATTACCGCCTTTTGCCTGGGTGTATTACTCACGGTAGGCGTAAACCTGGCCGCCCCTTTTGAGGTTCTCAACCCGATCGACGGCGGTATCCTGACCGCAACCGGTGGCTTTGTCCTCGGACTCGCCAATTTTGCCGGTGTTTTCCCTAACGGGTTGGCCTTTGCCTTACAAAAAGAGGTTTGGGTTGCCGATATAATGGAAAACCTTTTCAACGGTGCCGAATTTATTTCGTACTCGGTCGACGACTCGCCCTATGTATCGAACAAGACGGTTCACCGACCCCAGGCCGGCGGCGCCCCGAGCGTAACGAAAAACCGTTCCTCTTTCCCGGCGACGATCACCGAGCGAACCGATACCGTTCTCGATTACGATATTGACAACTATACGACCGACCCGATACTCGTGAGAAATTTCGACGAGGTTCAAATTAGTTACCAAAAGCGTGAGAATGTAATGAGCGAACACCGAGCCAAGCTCACCGAGCGAATTGGCGACGAAATCGCCGTTAAGTGGTCACCGTCAGCGTCAGCTACCAGGGTCCTCAGGACAACGGGCGCCGATACGTCGGAACTCGCAAACGCAACCGCAACCGGTACCCGTAAGCGTATCGTAAAAGAGGACGTTGCTCGTATGGCAAAACAACTCGACCGAGACAACGCGCCGAAAGAGGGTCGTTACTTGTTGCTAAACCCGACAATGTATTACGAGCTTTTCGAGATCGACGCGCTCGTTCGTATGGACTACATGAACAAGACGGCGTTGCCCAACGGTGTGATTAACCAACTTTTCGGGTTCAATATTTTGGTTCGTAACGTTGTAACACTTTATAACAACGTGAGCGCCGGCGTCCTCAAGGCGGTCGGGGCGGCTGAGGCGACAACCGATTGCCTGGGCGGTCTCGCTTGGTCGAAATATATGGTCGCTCGAGCTCTTGGTTCGATTGACGTTTACCTCAACGAGAAACGCGCCGAATTTTACGGTGACATTATGAGCGCCGAGGTGAATTTTGGAGGTTCCAAACTTCGCACCGACTCAAAAGGTGTTGTCGCAATTGCTCAAGCCGTTGGCGCTTAATCTTTGGCCTTTGATTTGGTTTTGAAATAATGAGGAAACGGGCCGGTGATCAAAAGCCGGCCTTTTCCAAAACCCTAAAAAGAAAATGAACGAAATCGCAAAAGCGGCGGCCAAAGAGTACGCCAAGACAACCGGGCTCACCGGGTACGTTACCGAGGACGGTCAAGTTTTCCCAATCGGTAAAGAGGGGAAAAATTTTTGTCTCTCTTATTGCTCGCGCAAATTGGACGCCTGGCAATTCAACGAGAAAGGTGAGGCCGTCGAGCCCGAGAGCGACGAGGCCGCAAGAGAAAAAGCAATCTCAAAGCTCGCGTCGAAATATTCGGACGCCGAGCTCGCAAACCTCAACACCGAGACCCTGGTCAAATTGGCCGGTGACTCGGAAACCGAAACCAACTCAACAGACGGCGACGGTGAGGTCAATCTCGATAAAATGAACAAAGCTCAACTTATCGAGCTCTTGGTCAAGCTCGACCCTCAAGAGGACGCCGATACTTTGACCAAAGCAAAGCCGAAAAACGACGACTTGAAAGATAAAATCGAGGCCGCGAACGCCCTTGTTGGCGAGGCTTACGACTTACCAAAACTCAAGGCCCTGGCGGTGCATTTTGGCGCCCAGGACGAGGCAATTGAAAGCCTTGACCTTGACGAGGTTCGTTCGGTTGTTCTTTATCACCGAGACGGCGTTGAATTGCCCGAAAGTGTAACCCTAAAAATGACCTCGCAAGAGTAAGTCAATGAATAACGACATTAAATTTAACCGGGGAGCCGGCGGCCTGGGTCGCCCGTTACCCTCAAAAGATCACATTGCGGCCCTTTGCTTGCCTTGTCCGACGGCCGACTTGCCGGGTGACTTTACGGCGTCAAACCGAACAATGAAATTTTTCTCGGTTCAAGAGGCCGAGTCTCAAGGTATCGTTGATACCTCAGGCGTCAACGAGGTAAAAATCGCTCATTATCAAATAAGCGAGTTTTTCCGGTTCAACCCTCAAGGTGAGCTTTACGTTCACTTTTACCTTGACGGTACGGCGGTCGGCGTTACGGTTCCGGCGGTTTTGAATTATGTACCGGCAAACGGTGAAATTCGCCTCGTTGGTTACCTTGGTAACATTGAGCCCGACGGTGTGGGTGGTGACGTTGCAAATATTTCGGCCCTGGTTAACACTTTGCAAGCCTCAGCAAACGGGGCCGAGCAAACTCACAAGCCGGTTTCGATTTTGGCGGCGGCGAACGATTTCACAACCGACAATTTCGACCTTTCAACCTTACCCGATCTCAGAGCCCTCACGGCGCCGAACGTTTCGTTTGTGCTTGCCATTGACGGCGACGCTGACTCGAAAGGTTACGAACTCAGCACCCCGGCCCTTGGCGCTTTCCTGGGCAACGTTGCAAAGGCAAGCGTTCACGAGTCGATTTCATGGGTTAGAAAATTCAATTTCACCGACGGCACCAACCTCGAGACCCTTGCAATTTGTAAGGAAACGATACCGGTGACCCCGACGCTCAACCCTGACGCCCTCAACGACAAGGGGTATTTGTTCCTTATCAAAAGGGTCGGAATTGCCGGCTCGTATTCATACGACTCGGCGACGAGCGTATCGGCGACAAGCGATTACGCTTTTATCGAAAATGAGCGCACAATGGACAAGGCCGTTCGCAATATTCGGACGATAATGTTGCCGAACCTTTCGGCGCCTATTTACCTTAATGAGGACGGCTCAATTCGTGAGGACTCAATTGCCTTTTTCCAGGCAACAAGCGAGGGACCTCTCGAGGCAATGAAACGCGACGGCGAGATTTCCGCTTTCGGTGTAACGATTAACCCTTTGCAACCGATACTCGAGACCTCAACGCTCACAATTGCCGTTGAGATCGTTCCGGTTGGCGTCGCTCGAAAAATTGTATTCAATATCGGCTTTGCCGTTAAAATCTCAGGTTAAAAATGCAACCCAACAACACCCCTCTCATTAACGGGCGAGCTTACGATTTCGCTCAGATTGTCGCCAACGTGCTCGGCGTTCCTATTATGGGTATTCAATCAATTGAATATAAAGAGGAACAAGAGAAAACGAACAATTTCGGCGCCGGAAAATGGGCCGTGAGTCGCGGTCATGGTGCCGTGAATGCTGACGCAAAAATTGAGATTTCAATGAATGACGTCGAGGCAATGAGAACGGTCGCGCCGAACGGTCGTCTGTTGGACTTGCCCGCCTTTCCGATCACCGTGACGTTTCTCAACGAGCAAAAGGTCGTAACTCATACCCTTATGAATTGCGAGTTCGTCGACGACGGTATGACGGGCGCCCAGGGTGACACCGACCTCGTTCGGTCTTTTGCCCTTGTGGTGTCTCATATAAAGTACAAGTAAATTTTTTAAAACCCAATGAATACAGAAAAAAACCAGGCGGCCCCAAAGGGGGCCGCTTATTTGATCACCGTCGGCGAGGGTGACAATCAAAAAAGAGCGTACCTCAAGAAACCGAACCGGGCAACAATGGAAATCGTTCTCGGCCTCACAATGAGCGTATCGGCGAGCCCTCAGTATATCCGAGCGGGTGAGATCATTCTCACGAACTGTTGGATTGAGGGCGACGAGGAAATTAAGACAAACGACGATTTCCTTATACCCGCCGCAATGCAAGCGTTTCGTGCGGTCGAAATGGAAAAAGGCGAGCTCGTAAAGCTCTAACCCGGTACGATTACCTTTTTCGCACTTACAACAACGACAAAGCGCACGAAATCGAAAAGGTTTCGGCGCTTTTGCGTTTTTATTTCCACGTTGAACCCGACGAGCTTGACTCGGAAAATTTCGGTCGGTTATGGGGACAACTCAAGTTTGCGTTAAGGTTTGAGGACGAGAGAAAAAAACAAACCGTTCAAAAATGAGCCAAAATCTCGAGGAATTTGTTATAAGACTGAGGGACCAATTTACCCAAGGTATTCGAGGCGCCAGGAAAGAAACCCAGGGGCTCAGGGACGACGTCGCCGGCACTCAAGGCGGTCTCAAGTCACTCGGTAAATTCGCGGTCACGGCGTTCGCGAGTTTTCAAGCGTATCGGGCAATTACGGGCATCGTCGAGCTCGGGGCAAGTATGGAACAAACCCGGGTACAATTTAAAACGTTCCTCGGCGACGCAAACCTCGCGAACAAGACAATCGCCGACCTCGACGAGTTCGCTAACGTGACGCCGTTCTCAAACGACGAGGTTTTAAAAGCCGGGAAAGCCTTGCTCGCGTTCGGCACCCCGGTCGAGCAACTCAAAACAGACCTCAGGGCGGTCGGCGATATTTCCTCGGGCACCGGTAAAAATTTCAACGAGCTCGCTGTTATTTACGGAAAAGCTCGCGTCGCCGGTACTCTTTACGCCGAGGATATTAACC